TGCAGATGTATCTGGACCCGAAGGAATTCCAAGGGTTTTTACTCGGCAATGTCTTAAAGTATCTGCTCCGGCTTGGCCGCAAGGATGAGGCCGGGAAAGAAGTTGACAAAGCCTTTCAGTATCTTTTGTGGCTCCGGCAGGCAGTTAACGGTGAGAACATAAACCCGAGAGAAAAATGAAGCAGTTGGGGGAGGGGACTATGAGTATGGACGATATCGGAGCCAGAAGGCTCATTGCCAGTATTTTGAAAAAAGCGTGTGATGATTATGCGAATAATAGAGGCTGCCCCGACTGGTGTCCGTTTAAAGAAACTTGCGAAAAAAACGTGACCGATGCGGTACACTGTGATGCCAGGAGGTTTATCCATTCTGCGTGGTGCGCGACGCTTTGCGACGGGCTGAATATTGACCATGAAGAGTACGTGGCGGTGTGCATTAATAAGCAAAGGCTGAGTAAGAACACTTTCAAGTATATCGAGCAAGAAATTCGCCAGTATAAAAACAACCTCAAGGAACTTAACCGCCTGAAGAACGATATTATCCTGGCAACTCCTGAAAAGCAAGAAGGAAGGAGCAATTCCATCGGCAATACCACGGCCAGCAAAGCGGTTAAACTGAGCATGGACAAGAAAATCATCGAGCTTGAAAAAACGAAGAAAGCGATTGAGACCACATATCATCGCTTATGCCAGGAAAAGAAAGCCGTAATGGAAGAGTACTGGCAAGGCAGATACACGACTGCCGGGTTAGCTTACCGGGTCGGAGTCAATGAACGCACGATTCGGAGATGGAGGCAGTATATCGTTTATTCTGTGGCGGTAGAATTAAATTATTTGTAAAATGTCCGCCAATGTCCGTTTTGAGGGGTTTTTATAATTTACAATATTATCGTGGGAGAGTAACACAACCGCCAACACCGAAGGTAGACTTAGCACTTATCGTGAAAGCCGCTCTCAATTCGGGGCGGCTTTCAACTTGAGAGGGGTATTATGCCTGTTGTAGTATGTAGCAGGAAAGATTGTCTTAACAATGGTATAGAGGTTTGCACGGCAAATCGGATTAAATGGTATAGCGGCCGCTGCAGCGGCTACATCACCAGCCGGGAGGCGATGAAAGCCAACGTGACTCCGGTCGAGCGGAAAAACGGAATTATAACGCAGAAGCACGGCAGGTTGGTGCGATAGCGAGGTAGGCTCGAATTTCTTGGATTTTCCATTGATTTGGTAATTTATTGCGGTTATATTTGAAGTAGTGATGTTTACATGGTACTTTGTAAGCTCGATAACGAGCAGTCGCACGAGGGGGACTTGAAGTGGAAACTAAAGAAGATTCCATAGCCGCGGTGATAAAAGAGATGTACGGCATAGCCAGCGAGATGTCTATATCAAGGGATAAGGAAACCAAGGTGCTGGGGATGCAGCTCAGGAAACTGATCGAACAGCTGGAACAAAAAATCGGATAACGAGATGAGCATGATGAACTCCTGGATAACCGGGAGTTTTCTTTTTGAGATCAAGAATCTGGTTGAGTAGTGGTAACAAGAATCGCGGCGCTTTAAAAAGTTAGCCGGCAGGGGTAAACCTGCGGTTAACCTTCCGGAAAAAAAATCACAGGTTATTCAATACATTATTACCTCTTATCCACAGGAAAAACCAAGTGATTATAGATTGATAACAAGTTTATCCACATTATCCACAGGGCCTTTCGCGAGGCCCCCCCGGGGTCGTTAGTGGCAAGTGCCAAGATCCGGACCGGAGGCGGGCCACAAATTTTGCGCGTCATATTATTCACGGGTTTTTTGGAAAGGGGAAAGGCGAATGAAAATTAAAAACATGAAGATTGCCGACTTAAAGCCGGCGAAATATAACCCGCGCAAGGATTTAAAACCTGGCGATGTGGAATACGAACAGCTCAAAAAGTCCATCCTCGCCTTCGGTTATGTGGACCCCATCATTGTCAACAGCAGGAATAACGTGGTGATCGGCGGCCACCAGCGGCTCAAGGTATTGGCTGAACTCGGGAACACGACAGTGGATGTCAGCGTTGTCGATCTGGACGAAAAAAACGAGAAAGCATTGAATGTGGCGCTCAATAAAATAAGCGGCGAGTGGGACATGCCGATGCTCCAGGATATTTTGCTTGAACTGAATACCGATGGGTTTGATATGGATTCGATCGGTTTTAGTCTGGACGAATTAGCACAGTTTCACTTGGAAGAAGATGAAAGCGAAAGCGAAGCGTCGGAAGATGATTTTGACGTTGCCAAAGCTGTTGAGAATAGTAAAGAGCCGGTCAGCAAGCCCGGCGATCTATGGCTGCTCGGCCGGCACCGCCTTCTCTGCGGCGACGCCACCAGGGCGGAAGACGTCTGGCGCCTCATGGACGGCAAGCGGGCTTCCATGATTTGGACCGATCCGCCTTGGAACGTGGATTATGGCGCGAGCAAACACCCCTCCTGGAAACCGAGGCAAATATTGAACGACAGTATGACGCCAGAAAAGTTTCACGACTTTTTGCTGGCGTCTTTTCGTAATATGCGGGCCGTCAGCGAAGCCGGGTGTATGACTTATGTCGCAATGAGCGCCCAGGAATGGGGAAATCTCATGTCGGTCATGCATGAAGGCGGTTATCACTGGTCGTCAACAATAATTTGGGTAAAAGATTTGCTGGTGCTTTCCCGCAAGGATTATCATACTCAATATGAACCGATTTGGTACGGCTGGGTGGAAGGAACACGGCTTTGCCCACTGGAGGACAGAAAGCAAAGCGATGTGTGGGAAATTCCCCGGCCGAAACGAAGCGATGAGCATCCGACCATGAAGCCGATATCCTTGGTAGCTCGGGCTATTCAGAACAGCAGCCGGGCCGGGGATATCGTGATTGACCTCTTTGGCGGTTCCGGTTCCACGCTAATCGCCGCCGAACAGACCGGGCGCGTCTGTTACACCTCGGAACTCGACCCGAAATACTGTGATGTGATTGTCGCCCGATATATAGCCCAGGCCGGCGGCGACAAGGGCGTGTTTTTACTGCGGGACGGAATAAAGAAGAGTCATGCGGATGTTGCTGAGGAGAACTCAGCGGCATGATGACATTCCTCGATCTTTGTTCCGGCATCGGTGGCTTCCGGCTGGGGCTTGAACTCGCCGGTCATAAATGCGTCGGTTACTGTGATAACGACAAGGCCGCCGTGCGGTCCTACCGGGCGATGTACAACACTGAAGGGGAATGGTACGGCGATGACGTTACAAAACTCAAACCGGGAGACATCCCCCGTGCGGATATCTGGTGCTTTGGCTTCCCCTGCCAGGATGTCAGTTGTGCAAATGCGAACCGAAGAGGCCTCGCCGGTGAACGAAGTGGAATCTATTATTCGATTATTAACCTCGTCAAAGGCAAAGACGAAGAGGATAAGCCCACATACCTTCTCATTGAAAACGTTAAAAATTTGCTGCACATTCATGACGGCTGGGACTTTGCCGAAGTTCTCGCTGAACTGGACGAGGCGGGGTATGATGCAATCTGGCAGGTTCTTAATTCTAAAGACTTTGGAGTCCCCCAAAGCAGAGAACGTGTGTTCATTATCGCAAATCTTAGAAGCCGAGGTCGACGAGAAATACTACCTGTCGCCGGAGAGAACGGCAATGCTCTTAAGCAAATTGTCGCCGGAATGCAAGGATACCGGGTCTATGACCCAAGCGGGGTAAGCGCTACTGTGACGAATGCCGGCGGCGGCCTTGACAAAGGGGCGGGACTGTATTTGGTCAGGCCGGTTATAGGCGTTAACCGGCCTGGAAAACGGCAAAACGGGAGACTGTTTAAAAATCCGGACGAACCGATGTTCACTCTTACCGGGCAGGATACCCACGGTGTGGCGACAGCGAACCCGGATTTCAGAATAAGGCGGCTTACGCCCAAAGAATGTTGGCGGCTGCAGGGCTTCCCGGATGAATTGTTTGAAAAGGCGCGGACCGTAAATCCGGAATCGCAGCTTCGCAAGCAGGCTGGAAACGCGGTGACGGTGAATGTCGCCTATGCAATCGCAAAAACTCTTCCTGAAGCACACAATTGACTTGCTTTCTGCGTGCGTGTCGATCTAACATGTCACTGACAAACGCACAAGGAGGGATTTTACATGAAAAAACACAGTTTTAAGTTTCAAATGCAGGTTGCCGGACGGGAAAGAAAAGAGGTTGCCGGAATTATCGCCGGCCACTTTGGTACCCAAGCTGCCTACAAGGGCGCGCCGGGTTTCGAGTATCTGATAGCAGAACCAACAGGTCGTGAATGGCTTGTCGACAAAGGCGGAATGATTATTACTCAAGGCGCGGAAGAAGATCATGTGGCGGAAATGTTTGCAGTGTTCAAAGTACTCGAAGAGAACGGCGTGACGGTTGTAGGCCAGGCGGCGGTTAACATACCCACGGAAGGCCACAGCGGCGTGACACTCCGTAACCTCGTCAATATCCTGGCAAGTAAGGAGCGACTAATCGCCAAAGCGATGGGTACTCCCGGCATGGTCTTTATCTCGCGGGAAATGGTCGAGGCGGTTAATACGGTGCGGTTGAAAACCGTCGAGGATTTTCTTGAAGCGGCAGGAAGTGAAGCCTTGCCGGGCCTTGTGATTACCAAGGACACCATCGCCTTACGCTGTTTCGCCGCCACGCTGAATCCGGAGGCTATTCAGGCATATATCCAGTTTGTCCTTGCAGCGAATAAAATGGCAATGGCCCAGAAACATTCCTCGCCACGCGAGATGGAGCCGGATAATGAAAAGTACCATTTTCGCGTCTGGCTGCTGAGGCTTGGCTTTATTGGCGACGAATACAGCGTTGCCAGGAAACTGTTTTTGGACAGGTTATCCGGCAATACAGCCTTCAAAACGGTTGAACAAGCCGAGGAAGCAGTCAAAAAGCGTAAGCTGCGGCGGACTGAGAGCTCCATAGGGGAGGTGGCGGGATGAAGTACGCCAAGGGAACGATTTTTGAGGCTAACGACGAGACATACATGCTGGTCGGCAAAATGTATTGCGGTCTCGGGGTTGACGGGTATGTACTGGCCCCTCAAGACGCTAAAAACACCGAGGTTCTGGTTTACACGGCAGAAGAGATCGAAGAAGGAATTGAAGCAGGCTGGTTAACGATAAAATGCTAAGTAATACAAAGCAACACTAGGAAGCCGAACGGCTTCCTAGTGTTGCTGAGTTTTGTCGGGAAAAAAGGCGGCGTGAAAAAATGCAACAAAAAAGATTAAATCTAAACGAGCAGGCGGCTGAGATTCTGCGGATCGCCGAGAAACACGGCGTCGAGCAGAATTTCTTTTTCATAACCACGTTTAAGCGTTATCAGGTGCAGCTTAAGATTCTGAACGAACTGGAAAAAACGATCAACGAGGATGGCGTGCTGGTGACTAAGGAGTATGTGAAAGGCCGTGAAAACGTCTACAGTCACCCGGCCATCGCCGACTATAACAAAACGGTTGACAGCTCGAACCGGACGGTGGCCACGCTGGTTAAAATCATCACCACGCTCCGGCATGGCGATAAAGAGGAAGAGGACGAACTGCTCGCGTTCCTGCGTAAACATTAAAGGTGGTCGCCTATGACCCACTTGGAGGAATATGCAAGAAAGGTTTTGTCAGGTGAAATCGTCGCCTGCCACCGAATCAAACAGGTCTATAGGCTGCTGCTGGACAAGCTGCTCCAGCCGGGAAAATACGATCCCTGGGTTTTCGATGAAAAGCTGACCGAGAAGCCGATCGACTTTATCGAAACCTTTTGCAAGCAGGCCCAGGGAAAGATGGGCACGCCGATCAAGCTGGAACTGTTCCAGAAGGCAAAGCTCCAGGCCATCTTCGGTTTCGTCCATAAAGAAACCCGGTTCCGTCAATATAACGAATGCCTGACGATTGAGGGACGGAAAAACGGTAAATCATCGGAATGCGCGGCCGTTAACCTATACCTATTGATGGCCGACGGCGAGGGCGCTCCGGAAATCTACAACATCGCCACCATGCTGGACCAGGCCAAAATCGGTTTTGAATACTCCTATAAAATGGTGAAACAGTCGCCCATGCTGCGGAAGCATATCCGTAAGCGCATGAGCGACTTATATTTTGCCTACAACATGGGCATCATCAAGCCCCTGGCCAGCAATAGCAACAGTCTGGACGGCCTGAATGCTCATGGTGTCACCATCGACGAGTTGTCGGCCATCAAAAACCGCGACATTTATGACCTGATGAAACAGTCCATGTCGTCCCGGCAGCAGCCGCTGCTTTTTTGCATAACGACGAACGGCTTTGTCCGCGACAGCATTTTTGACAGCCAGTATGAGTACGCCTGCAATGTCCTTGACGGGAAGGTTGAGGATGACCGGTTTCTGCCGTTCATCTACGAGCTTGACAGCAAGGATGAATGGGACAAAGAGGACTGCTGGATCAAGGCCAATCCGGGACTGGGAACCATCAAGTCCATCCAGTTTCTCCGCGAGTGTGTTGCCAAGGCTAAAAATGACCCTGCATTCAAGCCTACCGTCATGGTCAAGGACTTCAACATGAAGGAGAACTCCTCCTCGGCATGGCTGACCTGGGATGAGATCGACAGCCAGGAAGAGTTCGATTTTCGCGGCATGGGATTCCGTTACGGTGTTGGCGGATTCGACGCTTCCGAGACGACCGACCTGACAGCGGCCAAGGTTTTGTGCATGCGGCCCGGCGATAACAAGATCTATGTGAAATCAATGTACTGGATTCCGGAAGAAGTCCTCCGCCAAATGGATGCGGACGGCAACCGGCGCGAACGCGACAACGTTCCCTACCTGCTCTGGGAAAAGCAGGGCCTGCTCCGGACGACGCCGGGCAATAAAATCGACAAGCATTGTATTTTGGAATGGTTTATGGAACTGCGGGACAAGGATGACGTCTACGTTCCGTGGATTGGCTACGACCCGTGGCACATTGAGGATGCGCTCTTGAATGAATTCATAGCCGAGTTCGGGCGGGAAAGCATGATCAAAATCCGGCAGGGCGTGCAGACATTGTCCTATCCGATGAAGTCGCTTAAGGGCGACTTGGCGGCTAAAAAGATAGTGTTTAATAAAAATCCCATCGATATGTGGAACCTTTCGAACCTGGAAATCAGGACCGACATAAACGGAAACATCCAGCCGGTGAAAGGCAAGGACAACCGCAAAAGAATCGACGGCGCCATGGCACTTATCGATGCCTATATTGTGCTACACGACAAGATGGACGAATACAGCAATCTGATTTGAGGTGATGTCTATGTGTGATGAACTGATCAACCGTTGGGCCAGGCGCACCTCTTTTTCGTATGGCCGGATTTCGGCATATGTCGCGCGCGCCGGCGCCGGTGTTCCTGAAGAGGTGCGGGTCAATAACATCATGGAAGCTGCCGCGGTGAATATTGCCCCGGATATCCTGGGGGTTGCGCAGCCGGTCCTGGAGGACTCTCTTGGCACAGGAGTTTTCTAGGGCTTTTTATCGGTCGGCAGCCTGGCTGAAGTGTCGCGCGGCCTACATCGCGTCGGTGTTTTATTGCTGCGAGCTTTGTAAAGAGGCGGTTGGAACAAGCGGAATTTTACACCATAAGATTAGCCTCTGTCCTGAAAATATAAACGACCCCAATATCACGCTTAACTGGGATCATCTTGAGTATTTATGCGTTCGGTGTCACAACCAAACCCACTCCGACAACCTTCCCGTCCGGGGCGATGTCAAGTTCGACGACCAGGGGTATTTAGTGAGGCGGTGATGAATCGGGAATGCAATTCAGGAATATGTTCAACGCTGTTTTTGGGAAAAAGCAACCGCCCACGAATGTGACCCAATACAGATTCTTGAATGACTTTTCGCCGTTCTTTTCGTCCGTCAACGGCAATTATTACGACAATGATGTTGTCCGGACCTGTATTGATGCGATCGCTCGGAACGCTGCGAAGTTGAAGCCTAAACATATCAGGCGGGCCAACGGCCAGGTCCGGCAGGTCTCAGACGGGCTGCAATGGCTCCTGGAGGTTCGGCCTAACCCCTATATGTCGTCTTACGACTTCATTTACAAAGTCGTTAGCCAGCTCTACACCAACAACAACTCTTTCGTCTACATTCAGACGGATGCCATAGGCAAAATAACCGGCCTATACCCGCTGTCGTATTCCTCAATTGAGTTCGTGGAGTATGAAGGGGAGCTATACTGCCGGTTTTATTTTTTGACAGGCTTTCGGATGACGGTGCCATACACCGATCTCATTCATCTCCGGCGCCATTTCAACTCCGACGACATCTTCGGGGAGAGCAACCAAAGGCCTTTCAAGCCGACCCTGTCGCTCATCCAGACGGTCAACGAGGGGATTATCAACGCGATAAAATCCAGCGCCCGCTTGCGCGGCTTTTTAAAGTTTACTCAAACGCTCCGGCCGGAGGATTTGAAAGCCCAGCGGGACAGGTTCGTCGCCGACTACCTGTCGATCAACAACGACGGCGGCATCGGCGCCATAGACGCCAAGGCCGACTTTACGCCGGTCGAAATGAACGGCAAAATGGTGGACGACAAGCAGATGGCCGTGATCCGCGACAATGCCTACAGGTATTTCGGGGTAAACGAGAACATCATCAAGGCCGATTATACCGAAGACCAATGGAACGCCTTTTATGAGAGCGTCCTGGAGCCGATCGCCATCCAGCTTTCGCTGGAATTTACGGAGAAGTGCTTCACCGACCGGGAGAAGGGGTTCGGCAACGAGATCATTTTTGAGGCCAACCGACTCCAGTACGCCAGCAACACCACTAAAATCAATCTATTGCAGTACCTGATGCCGATGGGCATCTTTTCTATCAACGATGCTCTCGAAATGTTCAGCATGCCGCCGGTGGAAGACGGCGACCGGAGGATTTTTTCTTTGAACTACGTCAACGCCAGACTGGCCGACACCTACCAAACGGGAGCGCCGGCACCTGCAGCAAACCAGGATAAAGACACAGGAGGCGATACGAATGGGGGAAAAACGCAAGAAGGAGATGCGCCTGGCGGAGATGCGGACGCTTCCGCAGACTGAAGAACAGCAGGACATGATTGTCGACGGCTACGCGATCGTCTTTGAGCAGCCGACGATCCTGTGGACCGACCCGGATACCGGCAAGGAATATAAAGAGATTATTTCGCGCGGGGCGCTGGACGGGGTGGACTTGTCGGATGTTCCGTTCAAGTACAACCACAGCGATTCCCTGATGATTATGGCCCGGTCCCGGAATAAAACCCTGACGCTGACACCTGATGATTACGGCCTCCGGGTAAGCGCCATCCTGGCGCCGACCACGGCCGGCAAAGACCTATATACATTAATCCAACGGGGCGACATCAACAAGATGTCGTTTGCTTTTTATGTGGCGGACGACGAATACGACCGGAACACTTCCACCCGGCGGATCAATAAGTTTGCCGCCATCGGCGACGTTTCGGCAGTGGACGCGCCGGCGTACGAACAGACAACACTCTCGGCCCGGTC